GTATAATAATATCTACATCATGGGAGAATTGCATTGAGCTTTTATACATCAGTTGACGTCTATATGAATCGTATTGTATATCGTGGATACAATGACTCTGGTAAACCTATTACTGGAAGATACGAATTTAAACCTACATTATTCCTGCCTGATCCTCAGGAAACTTCAGAATGGAAGACAATGGATGGTGATCCAGTAGCACCGTTACAATTTAACTCACCATCTGATATGCGTGACTTCATCAAAAAGTATGAAGGTGTAGAAGGGTTTCAATACTTTGGAATGGATCGTGCAGTATTCCAGTTCCTTGCTGAAAAGTTTCCTAATGAAATCAAATTCAATAAAGGTCATGTCAACGTAGTTAATCTTGATATTGAGGTTCACTCCGAGGATGGTTTCCCTTACCCAGAAGACGCACTTCATCCCATCACAGCTATTACTGCTAAGTCGTCACGGTCTGGTATGTATTATGTCTGGGGTCTAAAAGATTACGATCCATCAGCTTCACCACACAAACATCTGATGATCAAATATATCAAATGTGAATCGGAAACAGAATTACTTGTACGATTCCTTAAGTGGTGGAAGGATGACTATCCAGATATTATCACTGGCTGGAACATCCGGTTCTTTGATATACCGTACATCATCAATCGTATTCTCCGTATTGGTTCAGAAGAAGCTGTTAAATCTCTATCACCTTGGGGTCATGTTCGAGAGAAAAAAGTTCAGTTCAAGAACAAGAATATGGATTCATATATGATCCTTGGTATTAACGCTTTAGATTATTATGATCTGTTTACTAAGTTTGGTTATAGTTATGGTACACAAGAATCATATGCACTAAATCATATTGCTAATGTGGTACTTGGTGAAAAGAAACTATCTTATGAAGAGTTTGGTTCACTACGTAATCTGTACAATGAAAATCATCAGCTATACATTGATTATAATATTAAGGACGTTGAACTTGTAGAACGTATTGATGAAAAGATGGGTCTGATCGAACTTGCTATGACTCTTGCATATAAAGCTGGGGTTAATCTCACAGACGTGTTTGGTACTACATCTATCTGGGATTCTATTGTATATCGTGAACTGAATAAGAAAAAGATTGTAGTACCAACTATGGATCGATCAAAAGCATCAGAGATTTCAGTAAAGTTTGCTGGTGGTTATGTAAAAGAACCACAGATTGGTATGCATGAATGGGTAGTTAGCTTTGATCTGAACTCACTATATCCTAATATCATTGTACAGAATAATATGTCACCAGAGACATTGGTTCGGGATACAATGCTTCCCCCTCGGATAACACCAGAGGATATGGAAGAAAATCCACCTAATACAATGGGTGTTTCAGTTGCTGCAAATGGTTCAGTTTACTCCCACAATCGTCAGGGTGTTATGCCAGAGATTATTGTCAAGTACTACGATGAACGTAAGACTACCAAGCAGGCTATGCTTGCTGCACAACGTAAGTATCAAAAGGAAAAAACAAAAGAGTTAGAACGTGAGATTAGTCAGCTCGAAAACAAACAGATGGCTATTAAGATTCTACTTAACAGTTTGTTTGGTGCACTTGGTAACAAATACTATCGTTACTTCGATCTACGAATTGCAGAAGGTATTACACTACATGGCCAGTTTGTTATTAAATGGTGTGAACGTGCAGTTAATAAAGAACTAAACAAACTTCTTGGTACTGACGAAGATTATGTTATTGCAATTGATACAGATTCTGTATATGTAAACTTCTCAAAGTTTGTAGAAAAGTTCCAGCCTGCAGATCCAGTTCAGTTCCTATCAAAAGTATGTGAAGAACATTTCAATCCTATGTTTGAAAAGTCTATGGATGATCTGGCTAAGATTACCTCAGCCTATACGAATCGAATGGTTATGGAACGTGAAGTTATTGCTGATCGTGGTATATGGCAGGCAAAGAAACGTTATATCCTAAACGTACATAACTCTGAAGGGGTTCAGTATGCTGAACCAAAAATGAAGATTATGGGTATTGAAGCTATTAAATCTTCAACCCCTCAGGTCTGTAGGGATAAGTTCAAAGAGGTCTTCAAGTTAATGATTGCTGGTGATAAGGATGCTACACAGAAGTTTATTCAAAACTTTAAAAAGGAATTCAGATCACTTCGTCCAGAAGAAGCAGCATTCCCACGTGGGGTTACAGACTTAGATAAGTGGTCAGATACAAAAATCATTTACAAAAAGGGTACACCCATACACGTACGTGGGTCACTACTATATAATAACTTGTTACAGCATCATAGTCTGAAGAACTACGAAGAGATCAAAAAGGGTAACAAGATCAAGTGGTCTTATATGGTTATCCCTAATCCTATCAGGGAAAACGTTATTGCATTCCCTGATTACCTACCAACGGAATTTGGTTTGGATAAGTACATTGACTACAACAAACAGTTTGAGAAATCGTTTCTCGAACCCCTTGAACCAATTCTAGAAGCTATTGGATGGCAGGCAGAAGAACAGATAACTATGGATGATATTTTCGGATGACAGAAAAAAGAATAATTCTTCTACACGAGATAATTGAAACAAAAGTTAGAAAAGAAAAAGAACTAGAATATTATAACAAACAACTTGAAGAGTTGCAACGTAAAATGTTCTTTGTAAAAAAAGAAATAGACCTAACAAATTTGATTATTGATATTATCGAACAGGAAAAAGTTGTTGACATACGAGAACGACTCCTAGAGCAAAAAGATAGTGATTAGGGGTTTACAAATAATTTAAAATGAGGTATAATAGTATTATGAAAAATTGGCATGAAGATATTTGGGATATGCATTTCAAGTTTGGTGTTCATGAGTGGATCATGAATAACATCAACGATAAAGAAAAGCTGGCTAAGTTCCTAGAGTTTCGTATGAACTTCCTACGTGAAGAACTAAACGAAACACAAAATGCAATTGATAATAAAGATCCACAGGAAATCGTAGATGGACTAATTGATCTTTGTGTTGTTGCTATTGGAACACTAGACGCTTTTGGTGTTGATTCACAGACAGCTTGGAATACCGTACATAATGCAAATATGGCTAAGCAACCAGGTGTTAAGAAAGAACGTCCTAACCCGCTTGGTCTTCCCGATTTGATTAAACCTGAGGGATGGACAGGACCAGATCATGATGACAACACAGGGTATTTCCCTAACGCTCTTTAAGAGCCAGTTCGATAACAAGACACATAGGAAGATGTACTTCGATAGTTGGGAGAAGTATGTTGACCTATTATATAAATTAGCAGATGTGGAAAAGGAAGGTAAAAAAGATGCAGAACTTATTTCACCGGCCGTCTATCAAGATGGGACTACACGAGCTAACAAGAACGTATCTCATTGGGCAGGTTGGGCTGCTGTTGATATTGATGATTACGAAGTACCTTACAATGAACTAAAAGATAAGTTACAGGAAACATTAGGTAATTACGAATGGTTATGTTATTCTACTGCTAGTAGTACAATAGAACAACCTAAATTCCGTTTAGTATTTCCGCTCTCCCGTGATGTACAGTCAGAAGAGATACCACATTTCTGGTTTGCTCTGAATACAGAGATTGGTGACTTATCTGATGTACAAACAAAAGATTTAAGTAGGATGTACTATATTCCTGCCAAATATAAAAATGCAAACAACTTTATCTTTTTGAATACAGGTAATATTATTGACGTAGAAGAATTACTTGTTAAACATCCATACGTTGATAGGGCTAAGAGTGGTGGTACGTTTCTCGATCGACTACCTTCTGAACTTGCAGACGCAGTAGTTAATCATCGTAAATCAGTATTAGAATCACAATTTAGCGATATAACTTGGACTGGTTATTCTGATTGTCCATTCTTCCCTAAGAAACTTGCATTAGAGTATAGAGCTATTACAGGAACTGGTTGGTATCATAAAATGTACCAGATTATGGTAGCAACTGCAGCAAACGCTATTAAGCGTGAATATCCTATTACTGCAACACAGATTGCAGAACTATGTCGTGAACTGGACGTCGAGACTGGTAACTGGTACGAAAACCGTCCATTGGAAACTGAAGCAGATCGTGCTTTAGAATATGCTTATAGGAACTGTTAAAATGAAAATGAATCTTATGACAAAGCTGGAAGCTCTTGATGAAATCATTGAGGATCTTAAAGAACAGATACAACCTCATGATACAGGACATATCCATACAGCTATTAATGTTCTTACACATGAACGTAATGAACTACGAGATAAAATTGCAGAGGCGATTCAGAGATGAAAGCAGGAAAAGTATGGGGCACAACAGAGCTCATTGAAGCTAATGGTGCATTAGAATTTCATCGTATTGAAATGGAAGCTGGTGGTGTATGTTCTAAACATCTACATCGTTATAAATGGAATGGATTCTATGTAGAGTCTGGTAAGATGTTAGTACGTGTATGGCAACGTGACTATGATCTTATAGATGAAACTATTGTTGGTCCTGGACAATATACAAAGGTAAAGCCTGGTCTATATCATCAGTTCGAATGTTTAGAGTCAGGTGTAGCTTATGAACTATATTGGGCAGAATTTAATCATAATGATATTGTACGAGAATCTATTGGTGAAATGAAAACTGAACTTATATCAGATTTTGAGATTAGATTAGATTCAGATGGTAGCTATCTTTATCCACAGGAGTGTTAGGCAGTGAAATTTAACGTAAAGGATCTTGATCTGGATCAATTAGAAAAAGATATAACAATTGAAGCTAATGAAATCTGGGATCCAAATGGTCAGAGAGAATGGCAGAATGTTTATGATATGGTTTCTATAGGTAAACCTGCTGAAAACTTCTTAAAAGAAAAAGGTAAGTTTACTGATGATCCTCGTAAATATCATGATGTTATTTCACCTTCAGGTGTAAGTGTAGAGGTAAAGGTAAGGAATCCTAATAAGGTTGCTGAAACTTTACAACAACTATCAGAACTGAAAGCAGATCCAAGACGTTATTTAGAATCTGATTGGGTCTTTATCTTCCAAATGAATGGTAGAGAAAATTACGAACTCTATGGTACGTATAAATGGGTTGGACCTATGGAACAATATATGCCAGCTTCCTTTGATTGGAAAAAAGAATGGGAATGGTGGCAATCTTTGGAAGATGATAGAAAATTTTTACATAGTTTATAAAAAAATCATAAGTCATTGTTTTCATTAGAAACTTTTTTCAAAAAAGGGTCAAAAAAGGGGTTTACAAATAAAAAGAAAAGCGGTATAGTAGTATAGTAACAATAGGAAATGGAGACACTATATTATGGGTAAACTTAAAAACTACGTAATCAAAGCAGACGAATTCGCTCAGGAACATTATAATGAACCTCGTGAAGAATTTGTTATGATGACTAAATTCTACTTCGATGATCGTCTGCTTCAGCAAAGAGCCGTTCAGCAGTTCGATGAAATTCGTTCTGAACTCAATGCATATTTCCAGGGGGTACTATAATGGACACTTCAGCAATTGATCGTCTTCAAAGCTTATCAGAAGATTCCGCCCGTGCATATGCTATTTCCATTATTGAAAAGCGGAGTGCACGTACCATCAATCAGAAGACTGCAAAGAACAGAGTAATCTATGATTTGCAGGTTGCACCGAATAAGAATGAAATTGTTCGTATTATGTACAACCAGCTTCTAACATCTGAAGGTCTTCGTACTACTGGTTCAGCATGGGCTAAACATTATGACAACATATAGTTGGGAAAGATATGCATCACATAAGATCTCTGAGAATGTGAATATGACTGTTCCATTCTATCTTATGGGTGCATATGCTTATTATCAGGAAGATGATCCAATCTTCTCTGATAGTTTCTTTGATAACCTATCCCAAAAATTACTAAAAGAATGGGATAATATTACACACTGGCATAAAGATTTAATCACTAAGTCTGATCTTGAAGCTGGTAGTTATTTGGGTGAATATCCTGAACGTGTAAAAGGTGGACTTAGATCCCTTCGTAAGGTAAGGATTAGATAATGTTACGTAAGATTTTAATTGCTGGATTTGTTTTATTCTCTTTTAATGTTTCTGCACAGGAATATGACTTCAATGATGAAATGAAATGTTTAGCAGATAATATATACTGGGAAGCACGTAATCAATCTTTTGCAGGTATGGTTGCAGTTGGTAATGTTACTATGAATAGAGTAAATGATCCACGTTATCCGGATACAATATGTGAAGTAGTAAAGCAGGGACCAACACAGAGATCATGGACAGATCCTACAAAATATTATCCAGTACGTCATCGTTGTCAATTCTCATGGTATTGTGATGGTAAATCAGATATTATACCTGATGAAGATTATGCGTTATATGAACATATCCGTACAACTACTCTTCGTATATCTTCAGGTTGGTTTGGTGATAATACATTCGGATCTACACATTATCATGCAACATATGTAAAGCCAGAATGGGCTGAAACTAAAACAAAGATGACACAAATTGGTGATCATATCTTTTATAAGTGGGAAAAATAATGTCGGAGTTACGAGAAAAAGTTAATCAACGAATGGATATACTTCAGATGTGGATGGAAAGAAATTATCATCTTAGACGTCCTGAAGTAGTTAGTGAACATATTTCTTCTGTTAGTAAATTTTGGTCTATATTATCTGAAGAAGATCGTGATTATGTTCAATGTAGTCAACATGCAGTTGAAGAACAAACGGAATGGAACGTATGAAAATAGGATTTACAGCATCTACATTTGACTTGCTGCATGCAGGTCATATTTCTATGTTAAGAGAAGCAAAAAGTGTATGTGATTATCTAATTTGTGGTTTACAAGTGGACCCAAGTTATGATAGAATAGAAAAGAATAAACCGATACAAACACTTGTTGAACGTTACACACAATTACATGCTGTAGGATATGTTGATGAGATTATACCATATCAAAGTGAAGCAGACTTATTGGATATTATACAAATGTATCCAATTGATGTACGTATTATTGGTGAAGAGTATCGTACAAAAGATTACACTGGTAAATCAGAATGTACTATGCTTGGTATCGAGATTTACTATAACGAACGGAACCACAGGTTCTCATCTAGCGATCTGAGACAGAGAGTAGCTAATGAACAAAGTAGCAGGAAGAAATCTAGGTGAAGGCTTATTCAAGCTACGTCACCTATTATATCATCAGGGTTATGAAATACAGACAGCATCGTGGCAGGGTACCGAGTCTCCTCCTGTTTTTTTAGAGGTACTACATGCTGATCTGACAGCAAAGATGAGTGATGACCCGCAAGAAGCATCCGATCTTTGTAATGCCACGCAACCGTGGGCAGATGTCCACTTTGCAGAACGTGTTGGTGGTGAACCACTTAATCCACCACCTTCACATACGATGTGGCTGAAAGATACTGATCAGTATTTGTCTGGTCAGGCTTTCAGTCACTCGTACCCTGAACGTATGTGGGCACCAAGTATGGATGGTATTAGGTTCAAGACTGGTAACCTTGGTGATGCAGTAGAGCTTCTAAAGAAAGATCCTACTACTCGTCAATGTTATATCCCTATGTGGTTCCCAGAAGATATTGTTGCAGCTAACAAAGGTGAACGTGTACCATGTTCCTTTGGTTGGCATTTTATGGAACGTGGTGATGAACTACATTGTTCTTATCATATGCGTTCATGTGATGTAGTTAGACATTTACATAATGATCTATATTTCGCAAACAGATTAGGATTATGGTTAATTGAGCAAAGTGGTCTCACCTGTAAAATGGGTTACCTACACTTTAGTTCTACCTCATTACACTGTTTTAAGAATGATCGTTATGCACTAGGTAAATTGATTGGAGTAGAATAATGTGTGGTTTTGTAGCTTATAAAGATGATAGGAATCCTTATTCTGTTATCCGATCTATTGGTTATAGAGGATTAGAAGATTATATTGGTGCAAAGCATTATGATGGATATGAATTTGGTCATATTGCTTTACCATTTGTTAACTTAGATCCAAAGATAGCAATACAACCTATAGGTAAGATTGGTGTACCAGGATTATTTGTTGGTGAAGTATTCAACTATGACTCAGCAATATTTGATACTGATGGTGAATATGTACATTATGGATTACATGATCATGGTACAGACTTCTTCCATGAGTTCGATGGTTTCTGGACATATGTAACATTACTTGATGGACATCTATTTGGTATCACAGATCATCTTGCTATCAAACCACTTTATTATCGTACTGATATGGAAGCTATGGCTTCTGAAATAGATGTACTAAAACTATTTGGCAAAGTTACTATTGATGAAACGTTTATGTCAAATACAATGAAATGGGGTTACTCCCCTGATCCACGTACACCGTACAATGAGATCAAACAAGTTCCACCTGGTTGTTATGTACATAAAGGCCAGGTACACAGTTACTGGAATTGGGACAAAGTTGAGTATGGAGACCTATACCAAGATATGAAGCGTTCTGTCTCCGCGCGTCTTGGTGGTCAGAGAGAAGTTTCTATTCTTCTCTCAGGTGGTCTTGATTCCAGTATCATCTACGGACTGCTGAAAGAACTTGGTCGTGATGTTACCGCGATCCACGTAGATAATCATGAGAAAGACTTCGCACATTTAGTCTCCTCCTCCCTCGTCGACGTCACTCTTGATGAAGTCAGTGATCTTGACGCAGTCCGTATTCACCAATCACCAGTCGACCTTGGGTCTGTTAAACCCCAAATTGCTATGGCTAGAAAGCTACGTGAGTTAGGATTCTATGCAGTGTTGACTGGTGATGGTGCTGATGAATTATTCGGTGGTTACCGACGTGCAAAAGAATATGATAGCCAACACTCAGATATATTCTGTGAGTTACCATATTATCACCTTCCGAAGTTAGATCGTACTATGATGAAATATACAATTGAACTTCGTGCACCTTTCCTCGCTCCTTATATTGTAAAGCATGCTTTGAAAACACCATACATATTAAGAGACGGTGAAAAGAAGGTATTAAAAGAAACCTTTAGGAATATTGTTCCACAGGAGATTATTGATCGTGATAAACATCCTCTCAAGACTAAAGAAATCCATGACTCGCCAACAGCCAAAAGAGCAACCAACGACTCCCTCTTCAGACAACTCCAAGTGGGATAGTAGATATATGCAGCTTGCTAAGACTACAGCAGGCTGGTCGAAAGATCCTTCAAGTAAGATTGGTGCTGTTGCTGTAAGTGGTAAGGGTCAAGTTTTATGTACAGGCTATAATGGATTTCCACGTGGTGTAGATGATAGTCTGACAAGATATTATGATAGAGAATTAAAATATAAGATGGTAGTTCATGCAGAAGCGAATGCTATCTTTAATGCTACATATAATGGTGTATCACTTGATGGTGCAACAATGTATGTTTATGGATTACCAGTTTGTTCTGATTGTGCAAAGGGATTAATTCAAGTAGGTATTAAACGAGTCGTTATACATGGTGAGATTAACGATCGTTGGAAAGAATCATGGAAACTAACAGAACAGCTATTTAAAGAAGCTGGTGTAGAATGGGAATTTATTAAATGAACGAAGAAACATTTGAAGTAGAAAAGAAGGATCTGGACGCAGAATATTTTCAGATTGGTATTATTGGTACTAATACAACTGCTAAGTCTTTAGAACATGCCTTTAAATATAAGCCAAGAAATGATGTAATGGTAGTTGATAATATCAATAAACATCTTGAGGACTTAATTGAATTTGAACCAAATATTACATTTCTCTGTAATGAAGTAAAAGAGACTGATGAAGGTATAGTTGATGCCGCAGAACTAGAAGATTGTCTATTACAACTTTCTGGTAAAACAAATTCCGGTATGGTTATTAAAACATCATTACCTATGTCATTAGTAGAAAGATCCTGTAAGAATAAAAAAGTAGTTTATAATCCAGATCTCTTCTTCCGTTCAGAAGATATTGATACTAGATTAAATAGACCATTCTCAATCCTTGGTGGTAATCCAGGTAGTACAATGGCAATTGCAGAAATTTATCATAGATTCTCTACTATGAATTGTGGACATTATCATCATGTTAGTCCAGTTGAAGCATGTTTTATTGAACAAGCTATTGGATCAATTATGGTAATGAAATCTGTATTCTTTTCACAATTATATGATACTGTTAGAGAATTTGGTGGTGATTATCATACCATACAGAATATTATTTCAAATGATCTTCGTATTGGTGGATATGGTGGTAGGGTACCAAATACAGATGGTACGTATGGTGAGAATAATAAACAAGCAATAAAAGCAATGAATTCTTTAAAACAGTTTTCAGATAGGTTTACAATCTTAGAAAACTGTGGTATAATGAATGATCGTTATCAAGAAAGAGATTAATTATGAGCATTATGGATAAATTGAAAAAGAACTCAAAGATCAAGTCAACATCTGTGTTGGCTGATTCACAGTTCTTTAATAAGAAGGATATGATCACGACTGATGTACCAATGATTAACGTTGCATTATCTGGTGATTTAGAGGGTGGGCTAACACCAGGACTTACAGTTCTTGCTGGCCCATCCAAACACTTTAAGACGTCATTTGCATTACTAATGGCTTCTGCTTATTTGAAAAAGTATGATGATGCGATTATCTTATTCTACGATTCAGAATTTGGTTCACCACAATCATACTTCCAACAGTTTGGTATTGATACTAATCGTGTACTACATACACCAATTACAAACGTTGAAGAACTAAAGTTTGATATTATTAATCAGCTTGAACAGATCGAACGTGATGATAAGGTTATTATTGTTATTGATTCGATTGGTAACGTAGCATCAAAGAAAGAATTAGAAGATGCTATTAATGAAAAGTCTGTAGCAGATATGTCACGTGCAAAAGCACTAAAAGGTTTGTTTAGGATGTGTACACCTTATCTTGCTATGAAAGATATTCCAATGCTGGCTGTCAATCATACCTATCAGGAAATGGGATTATTCCCTAAAGCCATTGTTTCTGGTGGTACTGGTATCTATTATTCAGCTGATAATATTTGGATTATTGGACGTCAGCAGGATAAGAAAGGTACAGAGATCAAAGGTTATCATTTTGTTATTAACGTAGAAAAATCACGTTATGTAAAAGAAAAATCTAAGATTCCTATTAGTGTATCTTGGGAAGGTGGTGTACAACGTTGGTCTGGATTACTTGAAGTAGGTATGGCTGGTGGTTATGTAGAAAAGCCATCTCCTGGTTGGTATCAACAGGCTGGTACAGAAAATAAAGTACGTGAAGCAGATACATTAAAAGCAGACTTCTGGTTACCTATTATTCAGAATACAGACTTCAAGGATTTTGTTGCAAAGCAATATAAGATTGGTGAACAATCTCTTGTATCAATGGATGATATCGTTGAAGAGGATATGTCATGATACAGAATAAAGATTACGAATTAGTACCAGCAGGTGAAGACCAATGGCATATTCGTATCCTAACAGGTGACTTTACTGAAACAATATTTCAGTTTGGATATATCAGTATTGATGAAGACTTTGAAGGTGATGATGGTGAGGGATTAATGAGATATAATTTCGATATTATCTCTACACCAGATCCAACTATTGCTACTGATAATATTGATGATAATGAACCTTTACAAGAAACAGTTGCAAATATATTGCTATCTCTTATGGAAGAAGCAGTATCAGCAAAATCGGAAAAAGTAATTGATGACAAACATAGAACAGACGGTACTTCGTAACCTTTTGGTAAATGAACCTTATATGCGTAGGGTTCTACCTTTTATTAAACCAGAATACTTCGAAGGTGTATATCAAAAGCTATTCAAAGAAGTAGCAAAGTATGTTGCAAAGTATAATCGTTTACCTACAGCAGAATCATTTAAGATTGAACTTGATGATTCTAATCTAACTGAGGAACAGTATCGTCATGCTGTAGAAATTATCCCAGAGATCTTTAAGAAAGATGAAGTGGATGATGAATGGTTATATGATAAGACAGAGAAATGGTGTCAGGATAGAGCATTATTTAATGCTGTCATGGAATCAATATCTATTATTGATGGTAAACATGCTACACTTACAAAGAATGCATTACCAGATATTCTAACAAAAGCACTAGGTGTTTCATTTGATACAAATATTGGTCACGACTATATTGAAGATGTAGAATCTAGATATGAATTTTATCATAACCAAGAAGAACGTATTGAATTTGATCTTCACCTCTTTAATGAAATTACTAAAGGTGGAATACCAAACAAAACACTCAACATCGCTCTGGCTGGAACTGGTGTTGGTAAGTCTTTGTTTATGTGTCACGTTGCTGCAAGTGTATTATCATTAGGTAAGAATGTACTCTATATTACTATGGAGATGGCAGAAGAACGTATTGCAGAACGTATCGATGCTAATCTACTGAATATACCTATTGACCAGATGGGGAATATTACAAAACAGCAACTAACAGATAAAGTTAATCGTCTAAAGACAAAGACAAATGGTAAACTGATTATTAAGGAATATCCAACAGGTGCAGCAAATTCAAATCACTTTAGGGCATTATTAAATGAATTAAAGTTGAAGAAGTCATTTGAGCCAGATATGATCTTTATTGATTATCTAAATATTTGTGCATCATCACGAATGAAAACTATGGGAGGATCAATTAATTCATACACTTACATTAAGGCAATTGCTGAAGAGTTACGTGGTCTTGCAGTCGAGTTCGACGTACCGGTCGTATCTGCAACGCAAACGACTCGTTCTGGTTATACTAACTCGGATCCTGGGCTTGAAGATACGTCCGAGTCTTTTGGATTACCCGCTACCGCAGATCTAATGTTTGCTCTTGTATCTAGTGAAGAGCTAGAACAACAAGGACAGATTATGGTTAAACAATTAAAGAATCGTTATAATGATCCGAACAAACATAAAAGATTTATTCTAAATATAGATAAAAGTAGAATGAGACTTTTTGACGCAGAGGGATCAGATCAAGATCTAGTACAAGATACACCAGTATTTGATAATGGTGAAATGGCTGAACGTTTTGCAGATTTTAAATTATAGGAGAATATCATGGGAAAGAAAAGATCAAGAGATAGCCAAACATCAAAAGGACAACGTAGACCAATTGATCCACGTTGGAGAAAAGAACAACGTCGTGAATATACTGGTAGTACAATGGAACTCTTAAATAAATTAAGAGCACATGTTTCTGGTAAACCTACATGGGTTACTATTCCAAATCCAGATAAGCAACAAACAAATAAGCCATTTATTCGTGTTCGTGGTAGAGATTATTTTACTAAAGCTGGGGGTAAGATGAATGCAAGTACGTCTAATTAGTTTTTCTCAGCCAGCTGATGGATTATATGTAGGGGAAAATATCCAAGAACTAATTTCATATTGTGCTCGGGTTTCTAATCCAAGTAACCAAATGAACAATGAAACATCTAGTAAACTTCTACAATATCTAATCAAACATAAACATTGGTCACCATTTGAAATGGTTAGTGCTTGTGTTGAGGTAGAAACTACACGTGATATTGCTAGACAACTATTACGTCATAGATCATTTTCCTTCCAAGAATTTAGTCAACGTTATGCAGATCCTACAAATGAATTATCATTTGTAATTAGAGATGCAAGACTACAGGATCCAAAGAATAGACAAAATTCTAT